GTCCTCGGCAGCGGTAGGCTGCCCGACAATCTTGGCGATGAATGCCTTGCGCTCCGATGGCACTGAGAATTTCTTGCTCAGTTCCGCACGGAGTAGGTCGATGCTCTTGTTCTTGTCCTGCTTTTTCTCGGCTTCCTTTTCGACGCCTCGGGTGCCCTTCGCACCGTCGTCGTCCTTGTCAACCTGCAGGCCGAGCGTGGTCACGTAGGCGTAACGGCGAAGGTACGTCACCGCAGATGCTTGTGCCTGTGGGTCGGACTTCGCAAGGTGCAGCAGTGCCGTCGATTCATCGAACTCACCAGACTCCGTGTGCATAAGCAACGTGCTCAGTGCGTCCTGTCCACCATCGGTGAACACGATGTCCTGCTTAACGACGAGGTTGTTGGCCTGCAGGTACGGTTGCGCCGCCTCCACAATCTGTGGCAGTGGTGCGAACTTGCTCTTGAAGAACGGGTTTTCCTGCGTCTTCGGGATGGCCTTGATTTCACTCTGGAACTTTCCCAGAGCCTTCATTAGTTCCGTTATTGATTGACTGCGTGCCATTCTTCTCCTAGTTCACTGACTCAAGGTCGTAGCCCAACGCTGCGAACCCCTGCATTACTACCTGAATCACTTCTACCGCTGCGTTGTAATTCTTGACGTGCGCCACAGCAATCTTGCTGTATCCGTCATCAATCAGAACCGAAAACTCTGCATCTGAATTGCTGCTTCTCAAAAGCGGGTCGGTCGTGGCGTACAACTTCAGTTCTACGCCCTCTCCCGTCATCGTTATTTCTGGGAAAACTTTCTCCACTACTTGGTTCCTTTGAAGTTCAGAATCTGATGGAGCGTGTGTTTGATGGTCGCCAGGTCCTTCTGGTCTTCCATCACTACGTCGATGTCCTTGTAGGCCCCCGGCGCTTCGTCCAGCAGTTGAACAGCCTTGTCGCTGTTCCATGCCTTGCCAAGCATAGCAGACTCGAGGTCACTTGTCAAGAGCGTTTTCCGTGCAGCGTTTCTAGACATAGTGCGGCCCGCCCCGTGTGAACAGGAGTTATATGAAAGAGGGTTTCCCAATCCGGCAACAATGTAGGACGAGGTTCCCATAGAACCGGGGATGATACCCAGGTCTCCCTCGCGGGCGCGTATCGCCCCCTTTCGTGTGAGCCAGACGTCTTTTCCGTGGTGATGCTCCATTTCTGTGTAGTTGTGATGACAATTGATTCGCTCTACTTCGTGACCGATGTCCTCGCGCTCACCGACTCCGACGTATGCCCACAACTGCTTGAGAACTGCGTCGAGCATCGCTTCGCGATTGGCGAGCGCGTAGTTCTGCGCCCACTGCATCGCCCTGATGTAGTCAGTGAACTCTGTCGTCCCTTCGACCAAGTATGCCAGTTCGGGGTCCAGAAGTTCGATGAAGTACTGCCTCATCAATCCCTTCGCGTCCTCGATGTACCGTGATGCAATTTGGTTGCCTATGCCGCGACTTCCCGAATGCAGAACTACCCACACTTGGTCATTCTCGTCTAGGCAAATCTCGATGAAGTGGTTCCCCCCTCCAAGCGTTCCTAGTTGTGCCTCCGCAGTCTTCCACTGCGAAGTTCCCGGCGTTATTGAGCCTGCCGCTTGTCGCCATAAAGACTCGTTGCCACCCACTCTATGATGCGAGTTCTGGCGCTTGCCCATCCCTGCCGGGACTACGCGCTCAATCCACCCCACCATCTTGTCGAAGTTATCGGGAATGCCCGAGGCAAACAGGTCGGTCTTCACCGCTGCCATACCACATCCAATGTCTACGCCGATGGCTGACGGTATGATTGCGCCCTGTGTCGGAATCACCGTTCCGATAGTCGCACCCATTCCCAAGTGGGCATCCGGCATCAGCGCCAGAGGCCCCGCTAGGAATGGAAGTGATGCCGTTCGTTGCGCCTGTTCCAGCGTGTTGTCTTCCAAGATACTTGCCCATGAGAATACGTTCCCTATCCGCTTAACTGTCATTCTTAAACCCCATCATTGCTTGTCCAAAATCGTTTAGTGGTCGTGACTGCGCGAAGTCAACTGCCTTCACTTTAGCGATGATGCGCGAGCCTCGGTAGTTCCTAAGCGGTACTGCGGGCGTAGCAACAATTCCCTCCGGAGTCTCGATGCCGGGCCAGAAGTGCGACGTGAGACGGCCTTGACGTACTGTGTCGATGGCTTGGCGTAGAGTCGTGATGCCCGTGTAAATACCCACACGCTGTATCCCAAGACCCTTAGCGATGCCAGTGATGGACTCTTCGTGAAGCCACGTATCGCCCACTTTAACATCAAACAGAATGAAATCAACCGGCCCATAGCCGCCTCCCTTTTGAATGCCAGCGCCGAAGCCCTCGCCGTACAGCGTGATAGAGCAGTCTTCCCTGTTCGGAAGGTCTATTACCCCCTCCAAGTTCGAGCAGTCAGCCGGGAAGTACTCTTCCAGTTTCTTGTACAGCGGCGCGGGAATTTGGGCGTTGTCCGTCCTGCCGTCGATGCGTCGTGCGACCGTCTCTGGGTCGGGTCGCGTGTACTCGATACGAATGTTCGTGCCGTCAATCTTCTCGCGGCAAATCCACGGCAAGTCCTGAAGGTACTCGAACACGGGGTCGGCCCACTCACCAGTGAACTTGCCCTTGTTGGTGCCGGACGTGTGTCGCTTCTGAATCGAGTTAATCTTGTGGTATTCCGTGCTCATAGGTTCCTCGACCTCACAATGTTGAATTGAAGTTGCTCCACTTTTTCACCGAACTCTCGGTCCATCAAAATCTTCTGACGCACGTTCTCGCACGCGAGCATCGGCGTCGTATGTACGCAGCCATTGAATTCCCTCGCTACAGCCGGGTACGAAAATTCGAGCATGTCTCGAATCAAGTACATAGCCATGTGTCGGGCCTTTACTATCGGCTGAATCTTACTTCTGCCCCTAATCTCGTCCTTGTCAATGCCGTAGAACCGTGACACTTCCTCGATGATTACGTCTGGCCTGATGTTGGTCACGACGCGCTCCTAATCGCTACGCTGTTCTCAATCATTATCTCGCCGTCGCCATCGTCAAGGCAGGTCGTTCGGTACGAGCAGTAGTCACACTGCCAGTCGGACCCTAGCGGTCTAAGGCTGACAAAGCCGCCGCTGTCGTCCCGTCCCACACGGTCGGGCAAGATTCCGTCATCAATTTTCGCTCCGATGCCAGCCATTCTCTGTATCTCGTAGTCAGCGAGGGGCTCCCATTCGTCTCGGGGAATCTCGAACTCTGCGACGAATCGGTTGAGCCCGAGGACTCCCATGGTTCGGGCTTTATTTTTGGACAGTGCTTCAAAGTTGATTGCTCCCATGATGATTGTCTGGATGTCGATTTCGGGGTTCTCGCGCATAATGCCCTTGGCGTTCATGCCAGCCTGAGTAATGGCACCAAGTTTCGGACCCTGTGCGCCCCTCTGTGTGAACGTGGCGCGTGTGCGGTTCCATCCGACCTGTGTGTCGAAGCCGTATCCGCCCATCGTCTTCAGTTCCCACAGTACGTGGGTTCCTCCGTAGTTCGTCCCGACGTCCTCTACTCCGATGAGTGAGTCACATGAGCCGGAAACGTCGTCCGTCTGTGACGAGACTTCGAATCGGGCCGAGGGGTATCGCTTGGCGATTTCCGCTTGTGTGAGTTCGTGAATAATGGTGCCGAGTCCGGTCGCCCAAGCGCCAGCCTCGTCCATGGGTTCGGTTACTTCCGAACCGAGCGCGGCGTAAGCCTGAGACCGCTCGCAGCCGAACGAGGACGAGTAGCGAAACCTCGTCCCTCGTGCGGTGGGCTTTTGAATCAGGGCTTTTTCTTGCAGTGCAAGCGCCAGAGCGCCGGTAAGGATTGGATTCGAGTTCTGTCGCATCCGTGAATCTTACCACGCTCGAGCGCGTTTGTCAAGTCCTACTTGTTAGTTTCTTCAATTCCTTGACGTTGAGCCAGCGCCGTTTCTTGCGCTTGTTGTTTGACTTCCACTGATTGTGAGCCATTACAGGTTCGGGTATTTCTTGGATAGGAACCTGTCCAACGTTACGCCTTCGTAACGTTGGCAGAGGTAGTTGAGGCTGACGAACATCGGGTCGTACGAGCCCTCGCGTACTTCATGTTTAACGATGATGCCGCGCCAGTGAGCATTTCCTTGTGGGCCTTTGTAATCTTCGTTATGTAGATAGCACGCTCCCGCGACAAGACCGTGCTGCGACTTGTTGGCGACGAATCGCAATCCGTACATGAGGGTTTGCTGGTGCCCCATCGTGAAGGTGTGTCCGATGGTCTTGAGTCTGAGTTCAACGTTCGCGCCTCCTAGCGGCTTGCCGGTCATCGGGTTGTAGAAGTAGTGAGAGTACGCTACTCCATCAAGCCAAAGTACTTCGAGAAAAGGCGAAACTTCCCAACCAGTTCTTGCGTAGTCAAGTTGGTCGGTCGAGAGGATGCTTTCAAGTTGGGCGTCGAAATTGACGGCTCGGTCAATCCGGTCTTCGTGATTACCAAGCAGAATGTGTCGCTCGGGCCTCCAACCAGCGTGTTTCGTCTTCCCTCGGTTACGGTTAAAGTCCACGAATGGCCTGTTAAGGATTGCCCATGCGTCGTTTGCAGCCGTGATGTCTTCTACATAGCGCCGTCCCTCCATGCGTTTCGTGCCCTTGTCGTACGATGACAGCGATGGCATGTCGGCGTGGTCGCCAAGGTGAATGATTTTTATTGGCTCATCGTGAAACTCGTCCACTATGTACTTACCTATCCATGACAGATGGTCAGTCGGAACTCCCGCTTTGGCCTGAGTATCAGGTATGACTACGTGTGTCGAACTCAAAAAGCCTCCTGTGTAGATTGAAAGAGCGTACCACTTGGGCACGCTCTTGTCAAGTCAATTTGTGAAAGTTGTTACAGGTCAAACCAA